ATACTACGCTTTACAGGCAGCTCTCTACGCTTATCTTCTTGGTGTGGATGATGTAATTATGGTTTGTTCCTTCTTGGATGAATCTGATTACGATAACCCGGAGGACTACAAGTGCACGGCAGAAAACACGATTGTAAGACCATTCAAGCTGTCAGAGCGTTATCCGAATATGGCAAAGACCGTATTGGAAGTTCGTAAGTGGTGGAAGAATCACGTTGATACTGGCATTTCTCCAAAGTATGACGAAAAAGCAGATGCGGAAATTCTGAAAGTTCTAAGAGACAATAATCTTTCTCCAACTTCTGACATTGAAGCGATGCTCACAGAAGCAGAAGAATTGACAGAAAAGATTGAAGAAAACTCTGCTAAAGTTGCTGACGATGAAAAGCGGTTAAAGACTCTGAAAGAGCTTATCAAAGAAGCAGAGCAGAGCAAGTTTAAGCCGGGAGACAAGACAGTAACACTTCACGGTAAGCATTATGACTTTGTAACTTCTGTGTCTGTTAGCAACAAAGAAAAGGTTGACACAAAACAGATGCAGAAGGACGGAGTATACGACAAGTATGTAACTGTAGAGCCTACAGAGACATATAGATTTTCAGTAAAGAAAATTAAGGAGGACTAATACAATGGCTAAGATCAGACTTACAGGTGGTTTCAAACCTCTCCCGGAGGGGACGTACATTTTCAAGGTTTCAAAGGTGGAGTACAAAGAGGACTTTGGAAAAATGACTGTTACCTTTGAAACAAAGGATGGAAAGAAGCTCACAGAGAGATACAATCTGCTGAACAGTGATGGTTCTGTAAATGACGGAGCTATGGCAGCTTTCTCTGCTATGGCAGAAGCAGTTCTGGATGTTTCTACAGGAACAGAGATTGACGAACAGGATTTACTCGGAAAGTATCTCAAGTCTAATGTTGTTCACAATGAAGATGCAAAGGGAAACACTTATGCTCACCTTGGCTACGAGAAGGAACACGCAGAGAGCTTTGACGATGACGAAGAGGATGATTCTGACATAGAGGATGAAGCCCCAGCAGAGAAGAAGAACTTTGACCTTGGTGACATTCTCGGATAACTAATCGGCGTTGGAGAGTTTTGCGCTGAAATTCTCCAATGCTTTTATAAATCTCATTCAAATTGAGGTATTGAAGATGGATTATTACAGCAGAGTTCATAGCTTTGATTCTCTTATGTCACAGGCGTTTTCTAAGAGTGACGTAGAAGCTCTCAGATTTGTTTTGACACAAGAAAGTTTCTTTAGCTCTCCTGCAAGCACGAAATATCACGGCAACTATCCGGGCGGTCTGTACGATCACAGCTATATGATGACGATTTCTCTTCTGAATCTGACACACAGACTAGGGCTTGCGTGGAGCAGAAAACAGAGTCCGTACATCGTAGGTATGCTTCACGATATGTGCAAGTGTGACAGCTACATTCGCAAGGCAGACGGAACGTATGACTATAACACGCACACACTTCTAAACGGACACGGTGAAAAGAGCGTGATTATGATTCAGAAGTTCCTTACTCTTACGGATGAAGAGATTGCTTGTATCAGATGGCACATGGGAGCGTTTGACGATAAAGAGAACTGGAACAGATACGGAGAAGCGATCACAAAGTATCCGAACGTGCTGTACACGCACACGGCAGATATGATTGCAAGCCGAATTAAAGGAGTGTGAATTATGAGCATCGTATCAGTATTGGCAAGTATTGTTCTTGGACTGCTTGCACTAATTCTGGCAGTTGTGCTGTTTTTCGTAGTTTGCGTTGCGATTGCTACAGCTGCAAGCGTTATGAAAGACCACAAAGATAAGGAGCAGGACGGATGCTGACTGTCAATGAATTGTTTTCCGGGATAGGAGCATTCAGAAAAGCACTTATCAATCTGAATATTCCGTATGAGATTGTCGGTATCTCGGAGATAGATAAGTTCTCTATTCAATCCTACGAAGCAATGTACGGAAAGACAAGGAACTACGGAGACATTTCAAAGATTAAAAAGCTCGACTATGCCGACCTATGGACTTACGGATTTCCTTGTCAGGACATTTCACAAGCAGGAAAACAGGCAGGAATTGTTAAAGGAAAGACTAGAAGCGGACTTCTCTATGAGGTGGAAAGACTTCTTACAAAGTCAGTAGAAGACGGTGAATCTCCAAAATATCTGATTATGGAAAATGTGAAAGCGCTTGTGGGAAAGAAGTTTATAAATGATTTTGAAGCGTGGATTTTTCGACTTAGTGAACTTGGATATGAAACTTATTGGAAAGTCATAAATGCTGCCGACTACGGTATTCCACAGAAGAGAGAGTAATAGCAGTTTCAATCAGACGAGACTTGCACAAGTCGTTTGAATTTCCTGCACCTATTCCACTTAAATTTTCTTTTCGTGATGCGCTTGAAGAATACCCGGACAGTAAATACTTTCTCTCAAACGATATGTACGAATTCTGTACAGAAAGAGATCAATACTGTAAATCTCATAATCTCGGCTATAGATTTACTCCACTTGAGAGAGAGAGAGTTGCAAGATAGCAAAGACTATTACAACAAGGGAAGGTTCACGAATTGAAAACAATTTTATCAGAGAAGCGGTGCATACAGATAGCGACTCTTTATGGAAAACCGAAGTGGAAGAGAGAGAGCATAGCAAGAGTGTACAGCCCGAAAGGACTATGCCCGACAATCGTAACAAGCGGAGGAGGACTGCACGAAGTGAAGATTTTAGATAAATCAAACGTTCGCAAGCTGACTCCGAAAGAGTGTTTCCGTCTCATGGGATTCTCCGATTCTGATTATGAAAAAGCACATTCTGTATGCAGTGACACGCAGCTTTATAAACAGGCAGGAAATTCAATCGTAGTAGACGTATTGGAAGCAGTATTAAAGGAGTTGTTAAAAGATGAAATACAAGGTATATGACGGTGGTTATCCGCTGAAAAGAGCACATTTCGATGATGCAGGAATTGACATTCGCACCCCGGAAGAGTTCACGCTTGAATCAGGTAAGTCAATCGTAATTGACACGAAAGTAGCAGTACAAATTCCTATTGGCTACTTTGGAAAACTTGAGTCGAAGTCTGGACTCAACGTAAACCATTGCATAATCACTACAGGCGGTGTAGTAGACAGCGGATTCAGAGGAACAATTAAGGTGAGACTTTATAACTTTGGAGACGAAGCGTACACGTTCCAGAAGGGAGACAAGATCACACAGCTTGTTCTTATTCCAGTACTGCTTGCAGACTTGGAAGAAGTAGACAGACTAGACCTGTCAGAAAGTGGAAGAGACGCTAGCGGATGGGGAAGTACAGGGAGGTAATTGTTATGTCAAACAAAAAAAATTCCGAAAAGTACATGAGTCCTACAGAAAAACGCAGAATGATTTATGAGATTCAGACTCTAGGAAAGAAACTGCTTGCCATGAACGGCGGTAAGGATATTCCTATCACTTGTGAAGATGGACGTGGGAAGGAGCTTATCAGTGGCAGGAAGTGACTATAACTATCAGCTATTAGCTAATGCCATAGTAGAGCAGGCAGCAGATGATTATTTTAATCTAGTGGCAGGATTCGTAAAAACGATAGACGAACAAGACAGAAAAGCACAGATTGATTCGTTACGTAAATTCTTCCTGTCTGACTGGTACAGTCTATTAACAAAGGTGGATGGAGCATATCTTATGAGGAAGCTCAATGAGAAAGCGAAAACGATGGTGATTGTTTACACAGTAGCACACGAGAAGGGAAGTCCTCTCTGGTATGTGTGCAAACCGGGAGAAGAGAATGTTCCTCTGTCTCCTAGATGGAAAACAAAGAAAAGAGCACTCCGCAAAGCTGCGGAAATGCAGGGACTTGAACTCAGAGACTATATGAAAGTCAGAAAGCGTGATGGTATTGATTAAAGTTGAACACATTCAAGTATGGGGATTTGAACACGCTATCCGTGGCATGAGAAACCCAATGAATAGTTGGGATAAATCAGATTCTCATAAGTGCGAATGGGAACTTACAGAAGATTGTAATAAGTGCAATAAGCTAAGTTCTGATAATACAGGAGAATGTCTGTCAGACAGGGAATTTTACTGCATAGGACAGAAAGACTTGGAACTCATGCAGAAGCTCTTTAAGGCAGGAACAGAGCACAGAAAGTATCTCAGACAGATATTTGTTTCTATGGATATTACAGCACCCTTGTACTGGTGGAAAGAATTTTCAACATACAAAATTGGAACAGTAGAAAACTCGTGTTCTACTATGCATAGGATAGCTGTAAAAGAATTTGAACCAGATGATTTTTCTCACGAGCATTTAACAGACGGTGCTAATGATGCGCTTTGTGAACTGATTACAGAACTTAATCTACAGCGTGATTTGTGGAACGAAACAAAAGAAAAACGTTACTGGTGGGGAATGATACAGTTACTTCCTTCTTCCTACAATCAGCGCAGGACTGTAACGATGAACTACGAGAATGTCTTTACGATCATACATCAGCGTACAGGACACAAGCTAGACGAATGGAATACGTTTGTCAGAGTCCTAAAGACTCTGCCGTATGTAAAGGACATTGCAGGATATGAAGAATAACTATGTGATAGACAAAGTTCCGTTTGACAAACTGGACGTACAGAGTCGGAGCGAATACGGGAAAGTCTGGTACTGCCATCTCATAGGCTATCCGAACATTCCGGTAGGCGGTTCAATCGGTTCTAAGAAACACGCACAGATGGTGTGTGATGTTAGAAATCTAAAATTTCATTCCAGATTGAACGATCAAATGAAGTAGTCTAACAAATTAAATCTTACTATACTAAGATTGCATATTGACAATCTCAGTATAGTAAGATAAACTATAGTTGTTTACAAGGTGAAACACATGAAGAAAGTAGCAGATTTCAGTACATACAAACACCTACAGAAAATGTCCTTTGCAGACTTTAACCGGTGGGTAATTAGTGTGTACAAGTCAGGATATGCCGATGGAGCAGATACAGAATCCGAAAAATACGGTGAAAATCCTCTGATACTGGATGAAGATTCTCTATATGACATTCTTGTTTCTGTTCCTGGAGTCGGCAACAAACTTGCAAACAAAATTATAGACAGGATGGTGGAATTAAGTGAAGCTCAAGAGAAGTGATGTGTATATTCTTCATAACGGAGAAAATCACAAGAAAGAAATTATCAAAGTAGCAGGATACATGTTCTATAAAAACGGTCACTGGTTCACAGTCAGAAGGAATGACCCGGCTATCTGTAAATCATCCTGCAAGGGCAAGTGGATTATTTCAGACTTTGTAACAGGACTCATTATGAGTTCTACAGATAACACTCTTGACGATGTGCCTATGTCACTTGCTGATTCTCTGATTGATAAGCTCATTGAGTTCTACAAAGACAATTCTGTCAACATGTACAGACGTGAATCATCCCGTGAAGAGTTCCAGAAATACGCACAGATGATGAACGAAGCAATGTACAAGGACGGACAGGATAAGCTGATAGACTATTTACAGGATTCTGCTTATGAGCTATTTAACTGACATTCCAAAAGAACTGCAAGAGCAGAAACAGTGGGTATGTGCTTGGGAAAACAGTAAGTGTCCCATGAGAGCCGATGAAATTACAGCAGCTTCTTCCTCTGACCCGGAAACGTGGTGCGACTTTGAAACGGCTGTAAAGTCTGTAGAAGCCGAAAACTATGATTATGTCGGTTATGTATTTGCAGATAACGGATATGTAGGAATAGACATAGATGCAGGATTTGAGGACGGTTTTCTTACTCCGCTTGCTGTAGATATTATTTCTCGCTGTAAGTCTTACACAGAGAAGTCAAAAAGCGGCAGGGGAGTTCACATTATCCTAAAAGGCACACTTCCTTTTTCCGGGAAGAACAATTTATCTGGCGTTGAGATTTATAAAAGCAGACGATTCTTTATTACAACAGGAAATCAGATGCTTTATAAAGAGATCATAGAGAATCAGAGTGCAATAGACTATGTGATACAAAAGTATTTCAGTTCTGTTCGCTCTTCCCGTGAAAAGCCGATTGTAGAAAAGATTTATCGTCCTGTCTGGAAGAAACCAGAAAAAGGAAAGATACCAGTTAGACCAGAATACCCGGAGATTAGAGAAGGCGGAAGAAACATTTCTCTTACATCTGTTGCGGGTGCAATGTGGAACGCAGGATACAGCAGAAGACAGATTTACTTGGAGTTGCAAAGAGCAAACAGGACAGCATGTAAGCCCTGTCTCTCTGATGGAGAGTTACAGTTGATAACAGAAAGCATATCTCGTTATACTCGATAACTCTTCAATGCTTAACTAATTCACGCAGGAGATAAAGCAATGAATAATACAACAATCAATGCAGATGAGTTAATTGATTGGCTTATCTGTGAAATGACAGAAATGCGTGAATTAGGACTAAGAAATGAAGCAGACGAAGCGTCCTATGTCATAAAGCATGTAAAAGATATAATCGCACAGCAAAGAAAGGAACAATCGTGAAGTATGAAGTAAATGAATGTTGTGACTGTGCTACAGAATCTTATCCGTGTATCGGAAATTCGTGTCCTATGCGGCATGTCACCTACTACAGATGTGACCGCTGCGGATGTGACGGACTCACAGAAGACGAGATTCATGAAGTAGATGGAGAAGACTTGTGTGACTCTTGCTATGACGAAGAGTTTTCAGATGATGAAGATGATTCTCCATGCTACGAGTGCAGAGGATACGGAGACGATTACAGTTTTGATGATAACGGAGAGTTAGTTGATAACTGCACAGATTGTCCGTGGAACGAAACAAGATGCGACAGTTGGGAGGATTGAGGAGATAAACATGAGCGGATGGATAAATACCGATGACCGCAAACCAGAACACGGACAGGCTGTACTCGGAGCAGACAGAACGGGGTATGTCACACGCTTTGAGTATGACGCAACAGACCCGCCTTGCTTTCTGGACGATCACGAAGAGTTCTTTCCAGAGGAAGATATCATAGCGTGGATGCCGTTACCTGTTTACCAGAAAGAAGGTGAAGAACATGACTGATGCACTGACTGACTCGCTGGAAGTCCTGTCAAATATCCTGTCTATTGTGCACGATACAGCACTGTCTGACAGCATGAAAGTAGACATTATCCAGAACGAGATAGAGCATTTTTTGAACAGACACGAGGAAGGAAAAGCATGAGACTGATTGATGCGGATGAGTTGAAAAAGCAGATTCTTATATCTTGTCTCTATTTAGCAGTAACAGGAGATATTACTGACAAGCACATTGTGAATTTGTTTGCAGAAGCATTCGTGAAAATTATAGACAAAGCACCTTCTGTTCCACATCACTACGACTGCAACCATGATTGCGATGCAATCTACAAAGCATACCAGAAGGGCAGAGAAGACTCATTAAAGGAGATCAAGAAATGAACAGATACTATTCTGTGTTACGTCCTGTATCAATCGGAACTTTCCCCGCAGGACACAACGTGATTACTATTGATAACTTTGAAGACCGTGTTTACATCCCGGCAATCGACCGTAAGGCGTGGGGATACATCGACTTTGAAGACACTCTCACAGAGCAGGAGTGCTATCAGTATGACTTGGTGAAGGGGAATATATGAGTGAATCTATATTTGGCTATCCTACCATCCTTCTTTCTGACGGTACAAGGGAGTGGGTGGGAGGAGATGCAGAAGACACGGACGCAGAGTTCCAAAGAATCATCCGGGAAAGACTCGGAGACGATGCAGAAGAAGTCTATAAGGCTTTGAAAGATTATTGGCTTGACTTCTACGGCTACAACTCTAGAGAAGAGGACAACGCAGAAGCAGAGTCTTGGAGGAACTACGCTATAGATGTTTGGCATGATCTACAGGAAATC